TACTCTTGCGAATATATCTGTTGTGTCGGGGTATTTACCGCCGTATTCTAAATATTCACCATCGTGAATATAGTACTTGTCAATATGAGCACTTCCCCATCCACCTAGCCAGTATCCGCCCTCGTCACATACCAAGTCGCCATTTACTATTGGTACTATTGGCAAATCTGGGTTGGCTTTTATAAAGTCAAATAACTCATTTACCCGCTCTTTTTGCTCTTTTACTATTTCCCTTATTGGTCTCATTGTCTTTCCTCCCTTCTACCAATTTCCTGCCCTTGTTAAAGCCTTCACTATATGCCTTTTTAACTCTGTTCTCCACATAGGCTACAAGCTCCTCATCTGTCATAGCTCGCATTTTAGCGGCTTTTTCTTTAACAGTCATTATTCTACACCTTCTCTCGTTTTGAGGTTTCATAATACCAGCTACAAGATGATTCCATGATGAAGTTATTTTTGCATTCAGGGCATTCAATCTCGTGTTCGCCTTCTTCATACAGTTCTGGAAAGTCTTCATATCCACAGCAGGTTTCAAGTGCTTCTCCACAGTATGGGCAAATAACATAATCACTTGAACCAGTGTCAACATCTTCTTCACCATCTTTGATTGCCTGAACTATGCTATTCTTTGCATTTTCTTTTTCGCAGGAATAACAAAAATCTTCCCATTTAAAATATGTCGTTTTTCCACATTTTTTTACAAATTCCTTCCATTCATTTCCCCTCCTTTGTGTTTTCATCCAAAAATTTTATAAATTTTTCTTGGCAATCTTTGCACAAGTCACATTCTCTTACTGGCATCGTTACACCTCCAAATCTTCCTCTTTCACAAAAGTTCCGTTTACCATCTTGCCTTTTCTGTCCTTTATCTCTTCATAGGCAGCCTTGATACAGTCGTTTATATCTAACCCCAACTGCATACAGAGGATTACAAGTACAACATAAGTATCTCCTATGCTATCAATTATCAAATCTAGCTTATTTTTATTTATTCCACTTGCAAGCTCTCCAGCTTCCTCCAGTAACTTAACCATCTGTGCCTCGGGACTGCCCGATTGAAGACCTCTGTCGATTGCCCACTTCTTTATAAGCCCCGTTATATCCTCTGTCTCTGCCTCGGTCTGCTCTATTGGCTTTTCATCAGGTACATCAACAGGTGTATCCTCTGCCAATTTGCAAACAGGACGAACGCCATGATCACGAGTCCACGCAAATTCATCGTTTAAGGCACCATCCGCATCAACATACATTGCAATATCATCATTCTTATGGTCGTAAGACTTTGGAGTTGCCAACCACCAACTATCGTTAATAGGCTCTAACCAACATCTGTTTTTACGGTACAAATCAGTAGTTAGTAGTCCTAGTTGCACATTGCGGAGTTCATATTTTTTCGTACCGTCATCAGCGGTTAAGTCTAATAGAAAATAATCGAAATCTGAATATATTCCCCCATTGTCCCAAATCTCTTTTGCGAATGTCTCCAAAAGATAAGACTTAATATCGCTTGTCATAAAATAGTTATTACAAGCTGAATCAAATTCTGATTCAGTAACTGTATCTTTGGTTATTGCAAGACCATCTTCTAGTTTTATCCACTCGTAGCCTGCGTAGGTAAATACCTCGCCTGGCTTAATCTCTTTTAATTTCTTCTGCATATTATTCTCCTTTCATCCTATCCCTATTTGCCGACCTAAACATCATTAGCAAGCATTCAGACACTGACCTATGTCTGTTCATCCTTCTAGCTTGTTTAACAGATTCAAGACTACCACCTGAAGGACAATACACTCCTACTCCGAACGGAATTTCAGCGGATACCTTCTGATATACTTCGCTTGGCATTACGTAGTAGTTATAATCTCCGATAAAATTATGCCCATTCTTTGAGTGGAAGTCCTCCGCAGATGACTTAATCTCGTAGCAATAAAAGTCTCCCTTTTCGATACCGCTTATAGTTGTATTAAGTGGCTCAAATTTCATATAATCAACCCTAACACGGCTAGATGTGGCGTAGTCAAAAGTTACCTCTCTAGCCCAATACGTACGGCTGTCATTATTAGGGTTGATTAGCTTTTCTGTAAGCTCTGACAGCCTCTTAGTTATCTCGGCTCTTGTCATTTATATTTGCCCTTTCTAAACTGCCTTATCTGCCATTAAATCATCAATGCTCATCTGCTCGTCTTTCTTTTCAGGCTTAAGCATTTCATCTTTTGCCTTCCTGTAAAACTCTTTGCTAATCTCAAAGCCGTAAGAATTGCGGTTTAATTCCCTTGCAGCCCTTAGGGTTGAGCCACTGCCACAACAAGGGTCTATAACTATATCCCCTTCATCCGTAAAGGTCTCGATTAGCTTTTTAAGCACTGCAACAGGCTTTTGCGCTGGATGTATCTTCGGGATATCCTTGCCGTCTTTTTCCCAGTTGAACCAATTGAATACCATTCGGCCAGTACCTTGAATATTCTTCCCGTTCTCATCTACCTGTAGCCCATTCCTGAACTTTGGGAGCTTATCCCTGTAGAGTACAAGCGCATACTCTGTAGCTCCTACCACTCGCATATTAGCCTTTAGCACCTGTGGGGAAAAGTTCTTGATAAAGGTAAGAGGAATGTAGTTCTTGAATCCGTGCTTTTTTGCATACTGGATTACTAGCTGTAATTGTTCAAAGGCGCAGAATACGATCATGCACGGTGCATCTGAACTCCTGCCCCTTCCTCCTGCCTGCTTAGGTTCTTTCTTCAAGAGCCTGTTGCAGAAATGGAAGTATTCGGCTATGTTAAAGTTAAAATCCGTGTTAAATGCTGCCTTCCCTGCGAGCTTGCTCTCGCCGTTCTTGTTGTCTCCACCCTTATACCACATCGGGTTGGAGCCATAGAAGTTTGTGCCCACATTGTACGGGATATCAGCTATAACAAGCTGAGCCTTCTGTATTCCGTATCTTTTGAAATTTTGAAAGTTGTCATTGTAAATTTCAGTTTTTATCTGCTTCATCCTTCTTTATCCCTCGCAATCTGTAATTTAATTCATTACCCTTAAACTCTATTATCCTGCCCTCTGCCATTTCAATAAGCCTTGAGCCTATCGCACTATCAAAGTCTAATAGCTCGCCTGTAGTCTTTTCACTTGTTACAATCACAGGCAGATTGCATACATACCTGTAGTTGACTATCTCGAAGAGGATGTTTATATCGCTCTCTGTGGTCTTGCCCTTTAAGAGGTCATCAATGACAAGCATAGGTGCAGTTTTTAGCTCATCAATGGTCTTGTTATAAGCATCTTCATCTGTGATATTCTGCTTAAGCCTTGTAGCAATCTCTCGGTATGGCATATATACCACTCTGACCTTTTGATAGTCTAACAATGCATTTGCAGAGGCAAGCGCAAGATGGGTTTTACCACTTCCGACCTGTCCTAAAAGCAGTATTGAGTTGTGCCTTAATTCTTTGATGTCGGGATAGTTCTTGCAGTAATCAACGCAGATTGTGAATGCTTTTTTAAGCTGTGGATTTTCTCTTGTGTCAAAATTCTTAAAGCCTTTAGCCCTGAATGGCTCGCTTATGCCGCTTCGGGCAATCCTGCGTTTTGCCATTGTAGGCTCAAAGCATTCACAGCGCCTTGCCATGTCGCAACCCTGCTCATCTGTCCATGTTATCCACATAGAGCCGCCACACTTAGGGCATACTGTGGATTCGCCGTTTATTTGTTCCATTCATCCTCCTTCTGCCTAACTGGGCTATTTAATGCCTAATGCGTCAAGCATTTCATCTGTGACAGGATTTTCCACTGGCTCCAGCATCTGCCTCTGAATTGCCTCCGATATGGACTGGTTAAAGGCTGCCTGCTCTGATATAGGCGGACTATCTCCACGGATTGAGGGCTTGCCCCTGCATTCGTTCAAGTAGCCTTCAAATTTGCTAGGTCTGAAAAGAGTTTCAGGGCGCAGATACTTAACCATATCAGGGTTATTCAGCCATTGCCCTGCCTTGGTATCAATAACCTTCTTGCAGTCCTCTACGGTATAGCCGTCATTAAGCCTTGCCCTTATAGGTTTTATATTGGCTTCTGTGGTGGCTCTGTAGCTTGAGCCTGTCTTTGTGTTGAGATAGTCTATAACCTCGGTTGCATCTGTATCGGCTTTGGTTCCCTTTGCCTTTTTAGGCTTTTTAGCCTGTTCAGGGCGTGGCTCTTCCTTGGTTTCATCCTGAACGGATTCGGTATCGGATTCAACGCATACGGTCGTGCCTGCACGACTATACATATTTTCTTTTAAATCCTTATCAATATCCTTATCCTTATCAATATCCTTATCAGCTAGATTTGCTACGTTTTGCTTAGCAAATTTATCATTTGCTAGATTTGCTACGTTTTGCTTAGCAAATTTATCATTTGCTAGATTTGCTACGTTTTGCTTAGCATTATTTGATTTTGCTTGACCGCCCTTACTGCCTGCATTTGCTCTATTGTCGCAAGTATCTTGATATTTTTTATCATCTTTTTCAAATCTACTTTTGAACATTTCAAAGATTGCATTAAGGGCACAGTTAGAGATATTTACTTCCTTAACTCCACTTTGATACATACTAATCGCCTGTATCAATTCGCCTGCATCCTCTTTGCTTAAAGATGTAAACAGAGCATTCCAGTCTTTGTACATTACATAGCTTTGTTTATCCTTTGTGTCTGCCATATCTACTCCTTGTTATCATCATCTATTACGCTTTTAGCAAGGTTTAAAAACGCTTTTTCAAGTGGGGTATGTACTTCAACCTCTTTATTAAATCCGTAATTTAGAAATATCTGAATTGCTGGTTTGTACAGGTCAGGTGGAAGGTTATCAGTAAGCTCCATCAAAATCTTGTTGAACACGAATGAATCACGCTCCTTAATATCAATCATCTTTCTTTACCTCCTTTATTAGTACTTCTATCCTTGGATTCTTCTTGTCAATCTTGAAATACTGGCTATACCCTGCGATATTATCCCAGCCGTCATTCTTAAGCACTCCGCAGTCCTGCAAGGCATCCTCTATAACCTTTACGGCGAAAGCGTTTATATTTGACTTGTCGCGCCTCTTATCCGCCTCATAATAGGTATATTCGATAAATACCTTCTTATCTATCTTGATGCCTTTTAGCTGGGCTCTGATTGCCTCGTTGGCTATCCGTTCATACTTCTTTTTCATTTGTGCGCCTACAAAGCGGTTGCGGTTCATAGCTCCGATGAAGTCGTTTAATGCTGGGAATGTGCGGTTGCTTTTGAAATGTACCCCTTCAATTACAAAGCTGTATTCTTTCATCTATGCCCCCTTGTTGCCCTTTAGTAGAAGTCTCCTATAAGCTCATCAACTGATATAACTCTTGACAGTGGAAGAGTATCCGCGCAGTAATCACAATGTCCGCAATGTATGGGCTCTGCTACTCCTGTCTTGATGTCCTGAATTCTTGTTATGTTGCGCTTAAACTCTTCAAGTCTTTCATTCATCATTGATTCAGGTATCTCGATAACTGCCACCCTTGGATGTGCCACCGTATCGGTCTTGTCCTTGCTGATAGCGCATATATAGAACGGCAACAAGTCGCCTGTGTTCTGTTGGTATATTTCCCTATATACCGCAGCTTGAATGTCATATCCCCAATTCTCTACAAATGAAACCCTATAGCCGTAGTCTTTAATGTAAAAGTTATCTCCGATGCTCTTAACGGTCTTAAGGTCGGTTATCCTGTGTCCGTCTACGCTGTCATATTTGCACTTGATCGGCACGCCTTCGATTTCCCCTGTCATAATAAGCTGTTTATAGCCTTCCATATACTTCATAAAGAGGGGCTCTTTTTCGGCTCTATCTATCATTACGGAGGCTTGCTTAAACTCTGATTTTAGTGCTCCTGCCGTTTTGCCCCTGCTTGAATATATTTCAGGATGCGAAGCTGAGAATTGTGGAAGTGTGCCCTCAAAGTAGGCATCTACATAGCTCCCAACCAATAAAGGGGTAGTTATAGGAGTTTCAAGCTCGCCTTTTACTTTGGCAAGGGCTGCATGTTCGCAACCCTGCCTCCCTATAGTTCCGCAGAAATCCTTGTACTGCGATACTGACACATAAGCCATATTAGCTTCTTTGCTGTAATAGTTATCACTGGTTAATCGTAATCTGTCCATCTTCTTCCACTCCTCCTATAGGCTGTTCCTGTTCTTCTGCAACCTCTTTATATTCTCCATCTGCAACTACATTGCCTTTTGCGTACACATCATGCGCCTCGGTCTTTTCTTTCTTTGATGCATTCTTAACATCTGTATCTGAACCATCTTCATAGGCTTGATTGGCTTCCGCTGTATCAAAATTAAGGTCTATCATTTTGCAAAGCCTTCTAAGGACGGTTTTCTTTGCCATCTCTCCGAAGCTGTCCTTCCAAGCCTTAGAGTTAGGAATCTTTGAGTACGTCTTTCTTGTGTTCTCAATCTCGCTAATGCTCATTGTGTCATATAGCATTGAGCCATCGGTGTAGTAGCATACCGCAAATGCTCCGATTATAGCACCGTCATTAAAAGGTTTAGGGTTGAAGTTTATACTCTGCGCGCCGTTTACAATTCTTTCTTCAAATACATCACCCTCACGCACGAGCTTTGCGTATATGTCTTTGATAGGATTGCTTGAGTATCTCTTGCAGACTTTAACCTCGCCTTTATAGTCGGTTTGGAACTGGCACTGCGTACCATAAGGAATGGCATAGCATTCGCCGTTAAAGAAGTCTAATCCTAAGAATGCCCCTTTTAAGAGGGTTCTAACCACTGTACCCGATTCACATCTTGAGAAGTCCGTCTTGCCGTCCTGTAGCACTGTCATGCAGTTCTGCAAAAACCTTTGCTTGTTGAATTTTTCAGGCAAAGCCGACACCTGTCTTTGTAATGCTGAATCAAGGTTGTTATATATCACGCTTAATGCTTGTTTTTCCATTGTTTATTCCTCCTGTATTAAACTTCAATTACGGTTAATTCGTTATCATCCGTGGTTCTTGTTGCGATAAACTGTAATCCCTTTTCTTTGCACTTCTTATAAAGGTTTTCCCTCATTTCAGTTGCGAGCTTCTCAATTCCATCTATAAGAATGATTTGCAATCCGTTAGGCTTGCTTATTGCTATGTCTATGCAAAGGTCTAGTTTTTCGCCCTCTGACAGGTTACTAATTGGAAGTCCATTTATAAGTGGTATGCCGTCTTTAACTGTAAGATTAGCTATTGGAAGTTCAGCCTTTTCAAGTATTACCGCTGGAAGATTTCGTGCAAGCTCTATCTTCTCTGTCAGTTTCCTTGATTTCTCATTGAGGGCTTCAAGCTCTTCCTGTAGTCCTATCATTCTTTCATACTCATTGATGTATGACTTCATTCTTTCAGCAGTTTCAGCCTCTTCCACAAGGCTGTCAATTGGCATTATCTCTTTATCCGCAAGCTCTGCATAGGTTGCTATATTGCTTAGATACTGCGCCTTTTCCTTTTCAAATTCGCTTTCTATAAGCCTTGCCCTATCTGCCTTCTTTGTGTTAAGGCTCTCTTTTTCCTTCTCGAGGGCTATGATTCTTTCTTTGAGCCTTGCAAGCTCTGAATCTATGTTGTTGCTCTCGGCTGCCATTTCCCTGTCAAGGCTTGCCAGTTTAATCTCTCGGTCGGCTTCAAAACTCCTAAGTTTATTCGCCTGCCCCTCAACCATAATCTTAGCCTTCTCTATCTCGCTGTTGGCTTTTCTTACCTTCTCAACCTTTGCATATAACTCTCCAAGGTTGATACTCTTCCAGTATTCAAGGTTATATTCAATAGGTATCTCGTTAGCTATCTCTTCAATAACCGACTTCTTAGCCCTTGCTTCTCTGTTGATATCCTGCCTTGTCATGTAATAATCGCCATTCTCTGCCTGTATGTCATTGAGTATGGCTAATATGTTCTGTTCGTAGTTTATCCCTGTTGGAATCTCACCGAACCATTCACGGATTGTATTCATATCCCATTCATACTGGATAAGGTCAAGAAGCATTGAATTTTGCTTTTTAGTATCAAGATTCATAAAATCTACAGGGGAAAGCTGCAAGGTGGTTACTATGTCCTTTAGAAAACTTTCAGGACTGCCAACAGGCACGCCATTTTGCTTTATGGACTTATAATCAGCCATTCCGATTCTTGCCTTCCTGTCAAGTAAAAGCCCTGTATCGGTTTCAATGATGATTTCGCCTTCTGATTCCCCATTTCTGACTATGTACTGCCTATCGGATTTGTTAGTTAAAGCGTATCTGATGGCATCTATAACGGAGGTCTTGCCTGTTCCGTTCTTTCCTGAAAGCTCTTTATTGCTTCCGTCTGCCTCATACTCTTTGATTCCGAATAGGTTTTTAATCTTGATTTTTGTAATTTTCATTGTTTTTATCCCTCCAATAGTTTTTTATAAAGCTCAGTATCAAATATCTGCCTTGCGTACTGTGCTATCAGTTTAATTGTGTAGTAAGGGCTTTCAACATACTCATAGCCCATATTGGCAAGCATATGCTGCTTAAGCATTGCATATTGCTTTGCCTCTTCGTAGACGAAATCAGGCAATTCAAAGCCTAACTCTTTATCTACACAGGCTTTATCAACCCTTATCTGCATTTCTCCCATATCTGCTCCTCCATTATTCGCTCAAGGTCTTGTGTTATAGTTGTAATCCCAAGCATTTGAGCGTGTTGAAATTCTGCCGTTGCTCCTCCGGAGCTCTCCCAGTTATCAAGGAAGTAGACGCAATCTGACAGCTCCAGCAAGGCTACGCATATGTTCATGTAGTCTGAATGCGTAAAATCACCGACCGTCACATTGTCTTGTAATCCTGCTGGATTGATTACATTGAAACCTAATTCTCTCAAATGCTTTTCTGCCTCTTTGAATCTATCCTTGAAGTCGGGCGCATCGGTTATAGCTCCGCTGATATAGACTGTCATCATTCAAGCTCCTCCTCATTCATAAACACCCTTGAAATCCTGCCATTGTCAACTTCAAAGGACATTCCCTTTAAGTCGTGTGCCTTAACTAAATCGTCTATTGTCACCGTTTCCCAGTTGATATCCTGTAATTCGTTAATTGTCATTGTTTTATCCTCCTAAATGTGTTATCATATTCTTGTAATTTTTATTGTTTTTATCCTTTGCAGGTTGTTTTAGTCGGCAACCTGCTTTTTTTCGTCCTCAAGCCCAAGCCATTTATTGAGCTTACTACGATACACCTGATAGCTCCGTTTTTTATATCCTGGCATCGGCTGAATAACTACGCCTATATCAATTAACTTTCTATCCATTAGGGCTTGCATTCTCGCAACGCTCATGCCCAAGAGCTTGGCAGCCTCTTTGTTGTTAACTCTTTGGCATTCCATTCTTTGCCCTCCTTCTTAAAATCAAATTACATCTAATCTTCTTGCTTTTCTTCGGGATATACATCCTTAAGAATTTAATAGCCTGTTGTATCTCGGATATGACCTCTTTCAGCATATCTATATCTTCCCAGCACTCAGCCTTTATGGACTTATCCTTTGATTCAAGTGCTTTATCAGCCGTATCAATCAACCTTTTCTTCGCATACTTCTCATTAACTTTCAATGATAGTATCAAGGTTTCAAGGCACGCCTCCGTCATTTCTACAGTTATACGCTCCTCCATTTCTAAACCTCCTCTAATTCTTTATTGAATGTATCCAGCCATTCCCACATCGTGAAGGCGTCTAAGCAGTCTTCACAAATACAGCCTTTAGGGGCTGACAGATATCGGTCACCTTTATACAGTATTGCTTTGCAAAAGTTACATATAGAAACGGCTTCGCGTTTCTCCGTACTGTTAGGGCATCTTGAATCACAAGGTATATGTCTACATATCATACACATCGCTTTGTCCTCCTATTCTTTTATATTTACGCTGCTTCAATCTCTATCATTGGCAATATCTCATTAGCTTTTAGTAGCTCATAAAGGAATA